ATGCCACTCACCAGTAATAGTTGGTTGCTTAGTTGCCATAAAAAAAACCTCCGTCTAATTATTTAGAGGGAGGAATGCTTTTGAGATATTCTTTTTCCTGCGAATAAGGAATTTTTTTGCCAGACCAGATCTCATATCCTTCTACAAGATCTGGAATCAACCACTGGTCCACCCGATAGCAATACTTCCAGTTGGCAGGTTGAATACAATTCATCACGACAACTTGGAAGAATGCTACCAAGTGAATCCAGAAACTATACATCAGCGGTCATCAGCAGCGCGGTTCTCGGAATAGTAAGCATCGAAAGCACCTTCAGGATAACGCTTAGCAAGTTTCTTAATGTTAGTATCAAGCACATCTTCCATAGAAACTCCAAGTGCTAGAGTTGCTTGTGCGACATACCACATAACATCACCCAACTCAATAATAAGATGCTCTCGATTGTCTGCGTTCCAAGCCTTACCTTGGAATACCATTTTCTTAATGATCTCAAGGAACTCACCACCTTCAGCATTAATCCCAACGCCAGCAGTAAGGAGACGCTCAATATTGGCACCCTCACGATCCAACTCGCCAATACGATCAGCGAAGTCAACAAAGTTCGTTGAACAGTCTGAAGTGACTGTCGCCACAAACTCTTCATACTTTTGAAATTCAATAGTCATACGTTCCACTCAGCAAATTTAGATAAACGATTTTGTGATTGTTGAAATTGCGCGAAGTCTTCACCAGGATCTTCGGCATCGATGCTGATAGCGGAAGCATCGTCCGCTACATCATACAGCTTCATCTTCGATCTGTCAATTCCCACCATGAATTTTCGTGAGGTAACAAGATCTGAGTATCGGTTCTTAAGTTGTTTGACCATGAGGCGACCTTGTTGTTCAAGTTCCTCAGTAGAGATAAGGGCAAACATAAAATCAGCAGTGGCAGGCAAACCAAAAGACTCAGAAGTATCGGTAAGATCAGGATCACTATTGCCAAAACCACTGCGAGTAGTTTGAGTAGCTGAGACAATAGGAACATTACATTCCACAGCAAGACCACGAAGCTCCTCAGCAATCGCCTTGACATACGTGTAACTGTTAACAATAGCACCTTTATACCTCACACTAGCACATATATTAAGATAGTCCACGAAAATAATATCGGGTTTGAAATCTTTCTTCAACTTCAGATCACTGAGCAATGCCTTGAAGTGTCCAGCATGAGCGGACGCTGTAGGATACTCTTTGATAATAAGTTTGCCTCTGGTCTTTCTAGCGATCTCTTGAACCTTACTAGTAAAGATAACCTGAGGAAGATCTACGATATCCTTGACACCAACATTCAGAAGGTTTGCGTCAATTCGTTCAGCAATTTTTTCCTCTGCCATTTCACATGTAATGTAGAGAACGTTGTAGTTCTGAGTGAGTGCGGCAGCAGCGCAATGGCACATGAATAAAGACTTCCCGACACCCGTACCAGCAAGAGCGACATTGAGAGTCTTGTTAGAGAGACCACCTTTGGTAATGAAGTTAAACTTTTCGAGATCAAAGGGAACTTTCTCCTCTTTGCGGTGGTAGAAATCATAGCGTTCTTCTGCTTGTTCTGTATAATCGTGTCCTATGTGTTCGTCGAACGATACTGCCAAGGCTTCTTGTAAGATACCTGGGATCGCATCCTTTGATATTTTCTTATCGCCTCCATCTGCGATCTTGATCGACTGCATGAGGGCGAGGTATATAGCTCTGTCTTGACACCACTTCTCTGTGGCGTCAAGGAGCCATTCGTAGTCAACCCACTCGTCCGTGAGTTCTCGTATCGCCTGTAACGTATCTTTGTACGTGTCGTCAGTAAGATCATTACGATTCTGTACGTTAATTGCCAGGACTTCCTGAGTAGGTATCTTGTCATACTTACCAGCGAAATCAGCGATCTCCTCAAAGATAATTTTTTCATGATATTCTTGGAAATAGTCTGCTTTTAAAAAGGGCACTACCTTGCGATAATACTCCTCAGTAAAAAGGAGATTACGCAAGATAGTTGTTTCAATACGTTCAGTTGCCATAGGAGAATTCTTTACGTGCTGCTTCTTCAAGTTGTTCCATTACTTCGGGGGTGAAGTATTTCTCGGGATCAGCAAGAATAACAGAAGGATAAACAGAGGATTCGCCAACAACGACACGATTCCCCTTGCGGGTGAATACTCCATATTGTTCACCCAGTTCCAGTAAGCCGTAATACCTGTCCAATCCACGCTCATCAAAATAGAGTCTGGTTTCAACTTTACTACCTTCCTTGGTTAGACGGGACTTCTTTGCTTCACACTTGATGATGTTGCCAACAACTTCAGTGCCATCCTTCTCCTTCTTCTTGGAAAGATAGATGATGGTAGAAGCAGCATACTTAAGACCTGTGCCGCCACCCATCTCCTTTTGAGGGACATAGGAACCGATCACGTCATATGTATGGTTGGTGACGATCATGGGCACTTGCGCTTGACCCAGTTTCAATGTTAGCACACGGAAGGCACCTTTGATCAACTGGGATTTGGTCATGTCCCGAACCTGCTTGTCGTTGGCGATGTCCTCCATCTCCTTAGAGGTAGAGAGCATACCCAAAGAGTCTAGCACGAAGAGCATTGGCACACGCTCATCTTTAGGTTCCTTCATATACTTATCAAGGATACGACAAGCTTGTGTTCGGAACTCTTCAATAGTTCCTACAGGCATAATAATCATACGTTTGGAATCAATGCCGCGATTCTCAATCATTTCACGAGAGATTGCAGATTCAGATTCAAAATAAATGACTCCACCCGTAGGATTACTATCAAGGAAATTACGAACGACACTAAGAGCAAAGAAAGTCTTTCCCGTGCTTGATTCACCAGCGAGAGCTGTAACTTTATTGGAAGGAAGACCACCAAAAAGCGATCCACTAACAACGGCATTGAAAATATAAGACCCAGTATCAACGTAAGATGTAATGTCACCAGCAGCAACACCATCAGAAACGACACTAGCAAATTCATTTCCTGATTCTTTAATTACACTATCTAGGAATCCCATTGATCTACTTTCTCCTCGTAAAAATGTACATAATTATAACGCTCTTTCATTAATTTTACAAAAGAAAGAGCAGTGTTATGGTTTTCAAAACATTTAATGTTTTCTTTACCAAAAACATGGTTAGTCCATGTCACAACAAAGATTTTCTTACTCACTCAAAGAAACTCCCAATTGAAATGGTCTTCTCGTGTTGCCACCCAATACATTGTAGCACATTTTTGAGCGGTTCCAAGAACGACTTTTCAAATTGAGTCTGATAATCCACATACTTCTCAAGTCCAAACTCTTGGGGCAATTCACCAAAGAAACTGATACAGTTCTCGTGAATAGGATTTGGTGTCTTGAGATACATGAACTTGATCTTCTCGCCCTCCTGAATGAGTTGATGCTTGTTCTCTACTTTATGCTTTTTGACATAGTAGTTGTAGAGCAAAGCACCTCGCACATGGATAGGGGTTCCTTTTTGGTAGATCTCTGTTGGATGACGGTACTTAGCAAGGTTGTTAACTCCTCGTGGGAAAGCAACTTCCTCATAAGGTCGCAGTCTCGTTTCTGCTCGCACGTCATTGATGAAATCGATAAGCTCATCATTTGACTTGCCGATAATAATCTTAAATGCTGCATACAATTTATCCCGAAAATATGCTGGAGTAGATGAACGGGCAGTCTCCAGACCCATAATCTTCATCTTTGGTTCTTTATATCTAACACCTTCGCTGTCCCATACGTTGAGAATGTAACGCTTCTTCGCAGTCCAGATACCACGGTCAGCGATGTTCTCACGCTTCATGCTCATTTTTTGATCATATGCCGAAACATAATCCGCCAATTCCTGATATGAACATTCAATAAAAGGTTCCAGTTTTTCTTGGCATATCTTGTCAAGTATCCCCACAATTGCTGCTTTGTCGCTAGACTTAGCACCAAAAAATTTATTAACAAGAGGTCCAAGATTAAGATAGATTGAGTCTGTATCGCTAGCGATGACATAATCCACTGCCTCCGTAGACAATAGTTTATTTAGATATTCGTTCATCTTGTTCTCAATCCAACGAATTGAGAGCTGACCAGATAGAGTGATTGCTTCGGCATTGGCAAGACGATAGTAGCGAAAATGCTCGTTACCGATAGCACCATAAGCAGAGTTCAGAGAAATCTTACGTGCCATCTGAATATTATTACAGCGGGCAATCTCTTTCATCAATTCTACAGTAGGAGTTTTCTCATACTGCTTCTTTGCTTCGATCATCTTCTTCTTGAAGATCACACGACCGTCATACATCTTCTTCATCATCTGAGGAAGAAAACCATGAACATCCTTGCGATACTGAGCACCATTAGGGCACACAGCATACTCACCATCAATCTCAATTTTTTTCTGAAGCATCTGATCAACATTTGCTTTGGGATGTCTGGTATCCTGTAGAGTCTCTGGGGAGATATTGTATTGCATAATGAGGTGTGGGTATAGAGAGTTCAAGTCAAAACTCACAACCCAATCATAGAACCCAGGGATAGGTTCTTTCACATAAGCACCAGCATACTTCTCAGTCTTGGTTGCTTCCTTCTTGGGTGGGATAGCAATCTTGCGCTTAAGAAGTTCAACATAGATGTAGTTGTCCCACATACGAACCTGAGAGAATACATCTTCATAATTCACCTTGGCGTCATATGCCATGGTGAAAGCAAGTTCAATCAACTTCATCTTGTCGTCTAGTTTATCAACCAGGCGAACGTCATGGATGTTGTATTCAATGAACTTCTGCCAGTCGTTCTCATAGAACTCCTTAAAGGTATCAAACTCAGAGTGATCGAGTTTCTTCTCATCCAGTTCAACAGAGCAAATATGATCCAGACGGTAGGACTCTTGGTTTGTATAAGTGAATTTCTTATACAGCTCAAGGTAGTCTAGCGTAGAGATGCCAAGCATATCAATAGAGAAGTTCTTGCGACCTTTGATGAAGATCTCACGCTGCGACACAAGTTTCCATGGCGACAGCAGTTTTACAAACTTCTCTCCCAACACACGATCCACACGATTGTGGATGTATGGCATATCAAACAACTGACAGTTCCAACCTGTGACCACATCAGGATAGTTGTTCTGCCAGTAATCAATAAAGGCACCCAACATGCTCTCCTCAGAACGGAAATGCATGTAGTCTACCATTCTGTCCTGGTTGTTGAAAGGACGCGCACCAAAGACCGTTATACGCCCCGTGAAGGAGTCTTTGATGGAGATGGCAAGGATCTCCTGGTCTGCCGTCTCAATGTCAGGGAACCCGTTCTCAGCAGCAGTCTCGATGTCAATGGTAAAGACACGGATCTTGCTGCTATCAAACTTCACTTCCTCTTCAGGGTGCTCCTCAGCAATATACTGATACAGGAAGCGAGAGTTGCCATAGATCTCAAAGTCATCAACTTCCTTATACTGCTTCACGAAGTCTCGTGCCTCAGTAATAGATCCAAACTTGTGAGGTTCTACACAATTACCCTCAAGTGTGCGCCACTCGGAATAATTCTTGGTAGGCAAATACAGCGTCGGGTTAAAAGGAACCCTGACGCTGTAGCGATTGCCATTTTCATAACCACGCACAAGCAGACGATTGCCTGCTTGCTCCACATTAGTATAAAACTTCATTCAATAGATGGCAAAGATGAGATGTAACGAGCAAGGAGTTCCTTGCTAGGGTTCACGAGAGTGGTGATGTCAGTGGATCTAACCACAATCTCACGGTCATCAGACCAATGAGGCCATGGGTCAATTCCGCCATCACAGTCTACCACATATGGGTCGCGTAGGATACAGTCAGGGTCACCTGGCAAAGTGTCCCCCTCAACTTCCTCTACTTGAGCGACAATCCACTCATTCGCCAGCTTCAGTAGGTTCGCTGTTATCTCCATTATCACCCTCCTCTGGGAAGAAAATATTTTCCTCGGTTAAACCTAGTTCTTTCAATCTAGTCACAAAGTTATCAACAATGTTATTGTCTGGATAAACAACACTAATAATGTGTTCTCCACTCAAACGGTGTTCTTCTACAGGAGAAAATGGACACCAACGCTCATATTTAATGGGAATAGTTCCATCTTCATTAACTTCCCCAAGAGAAAGAACGTATGGATAAATTAGTCGATATCCAACTACTTTGTTTTCATCTTGTTCATTACGAACTTCACCAAAAATAGTGAGAACTTTTTCTCCTGTAGTCAGAGTTACAATACGAATATTATGATTAGTCTTCAGTGGTGTTTGTTCCGTCATTGTTTTTTCCCTCAGTTTCATTTTTCTGTGTTAGTTTTTGTTTCCAGGCATTTTCCAATCCTGGTTCTGGATTACTGATTGTCATTACACAATCATATGGAATCTTAAATTGCCAATCGGTAGAATAAGGATTCCATTTACTAAAGCGAACTTGGTATTCCATACCATGCTGCTCTGTTAGATATTGTGGTGTTCCGCCATCAAGGTTGAGAATGTAAGGATCTTCCATGAGAAGGCAAACACCACGCTTGTCTTCACCTTCTCCATCAAAGATTTCTTTCAACTCGGTAATGATGCGGTCACCTGTTTTTAGTGTGACTACTGATACTGCCATATTATTCAGGGATTATAGTGTTTATTAATCCATTTTGGTGGATTGTCTGGACATTGTGCTCCAGGCATGATTGTTTTTGCTGGCATAAAACAATTACATATCTTACAGGTTTTGGTAAGATTTCTAAATTTATCGCATTCCAAACAAATTTTATAAGAGTCATTCATAGTAAGTTTACCATCAAAAAAAGGTGCCGTCAAGCACCCTTCAATTATATTTAGAACCATTTCTTTCGTTTCTGTTTCTCAGGCAGTTGTTTCATCAATGTAATTGTCAATAGTCCATCTACAAATTTCACATCTTCAACTTCTACATCATCTGCCATCTGCCAGTTGCGTGAGAATGTCCTGTAAGAAATTCCTTTGTGGGAATATTTCCTTTCTTTATCTGGCGGTGCTTTGCGAGCAGAAACCGTTAGAACATTTCGTTCAGTCTCGACTTCAATATCTTCGCTTGCAAATCCAGCCAAAGCGACTTCAAGTAAGGTTCTGCCATCGTTTCCAGCGACCACATTGTAAGGTGGGTAATTTGATCCACCTCCCGCAAGAGCTTCAAGTCTACTGAATGTTTCATCGAATCCAATTGAGTAAGGGGTATAGTGTTCCCATGTGATATTAGTCATTGTCCTTAAATAAGCGACGTTTGCATGTGACCCGTTAGGCATCACACTAATATTTAATTAGAAAACAAAAAATGTGATGTAGTGAGAACCACATCACATTATAGGGGTTTCCGACTATGTAGAGTGCCGCACGAAAGGCACGACCTATTTATGCTTCGGTTTTCTTCCTACCAATATTATACTTACTCTCCAGAGTCCAGTCATTCTTTTCCTTAAATGAAAGAACTTTAATCTGATTGAGAGGAGCAAGGTCTTCAATTTTTGAGGGTGTTACAATAGTAATTAGTCCCCAGTCAGATAGCAGTTGAATGATACGGTTGCGACGTTGTACGTCATTCAACGACAAGTTAGTATTCTTACCGTCAAGAGCAAACAACTCTTTGAAATGAACGATATAATACTTACCTTGTTTGTGTAGGATATGGCAAGACTGATAGATCTTCTTCTCTTTGCGCGATGCTACTCCAATACGAGTTAGAGTTTCTCTCACCTTGAGAAAGTCATCGGGTTCACCAAGAACCACTTCTACCATATCAGTTTGCTTCCACTGGATTTCAGTTTCAACACTCATCTTTTTCCACCTTTATTCAATACCTTTGTAATATGATCTAGCTGATCCTTGGTGAGAACCCTGAGTGCTTGTAGAGCTTTATCGTCATTATAACCATAATACTCTTTTACTACTTCAAGATAATCAATAGAATCTTTTTTCGCCCAAGGAGAGAAACGCTTCCTAGGTTTCACACTATTTAGCAAAAAGTCATATTGAAGTTTCTTTGGGAGATGAGGATTTTTATTCATCTCATTGACATAAAGGATAGTGTCAGTGAAAGAACTGAGGCACCTGTTAATAATATAAGGAGGATACCCTCGCTCAGCATCAGTATCATCATCGAGAATACTCTTCTTAGATTGGTTGATCGAATACAGGTAATCCTTCAGTTGATACATTATTTAAATACAGCAGTAACAGAAACAATTTTGGCATTAGGATTACGAGCAAGAGCAACCTCACGAGCATCCTGATAGTTACGAGCAATCACCTCTTCTTTAAAGACGGTGCCTGCTTTGTAGAGGGTGACTTCACACTTCATAGTTGAGGATAACGAGCTCCTTTCTCGTTGCTTGCTCTGTATTATAACTCCCCACAGAGCGCATGGTGTAAGTATGTGCAAATTCAGCAAGTGTCCATGCCTCAAACCGCTGCTTCACCAGGAAGTGAGAATTGTAAGAGATTAGTTGATGACAAGCAGCAAGGTCACAATCTTTGGCAAACTGATCATGATCAAATCCTTTATGCATATTACCTTTGTTACCATAAAGATTATCCTTAATATCATAAGGAGGATCTAGATAAATGAAAGTATCACGATCATCAGTCATTAATTTTTCATATGACTGATTAGTAATTTTCCAATCAGCAATCAGTTCTGAGTATTCAGGCAACCTTCTGATTCCACGCATGGAGAAATTAGAATCGCTTGCTTGAGCGGAGAAAGAAGAATTCGCAGAGAGACCACTAAAAGAACACTTATTAACAACATAAAAAGCAATTGCTGTCTTGAACGAATCACGGTCATTATAGTCTTGATTAAGATATTCTTTATTCTCATTAAAGAGGTCTCTTGCTGACATGGAATTAGGGTGCCTTTGTTTGAGATGCTCAAGGTATTTCGTAATTTCATTTCCATTGTCCTGTAATTCTTGCCAAAATGTAGCAAGTGGTTCGTATAAATCGTTAACCCAGATATCTAAATGGGGATACATTTTAGTAATATACAATGCTACAGAACCTCCACCTAAGAAAGGTTCCCGAAACTCTTTGTAGTTTTTTAGGTCAGGAAGAAACTGAGCAAGTTTAGCAGTTGCTCGGGATTTACCACCAGGATATCTTAAGGGCGTTTTAAGGGATTTGGAAGTCAGGCTCATTATATTTAAGAAATTCAAGGAACGTCATTTTCATCTCCTTATGCGTCATACCACAATGGGCAGCTGCTTTGGGTAGATTCATTGTAGCACGAAACAAACCTTCATTTGCTTCTCTTACATTTTGTCGTGTTGTTTTCACGTATCCATTTGTATTGTCTTTCAGGTTCTTTTTCAAGGCGTTCAAGCATCTCCTCCATCATAATAAATTTAGGTTCTTTCTCAATGAATTTAAGTAAGGTCACTCTACTTTTCTTTCTCCCTTATTTAAATCATTATCAAATTCCCCACTCAAAAGATATGGAATATCATGATAATCATATCCATCTTCAAAACTATGAAGAAGGTGAGAAAACTTAAGTTCCTTACTAATGTATGCCTCATCATTATTTTGAATAATGTAGACAGGCATAGTTAATTGAGATTCATTAAGTTTAGACAAATCATTTTTCAAATCCGCATAAGTATAAGTCATTTAAATTCACACCCCATCATGATCTCAGTTAAACAAGCAAGAAGATTAATTTCTTGATCAGGAACAATAGTTATGTCCTTCATATACTTAGCAATGATGAGAACAGCTTCTGGAATAGATGCTGGTTTCAACACACC